AATCAATGGACAAGTGATTGCAGTTCCAACAGTGATGTCACCAGCTTGTACAGTTGCCAGTGTTGAGATACCAGTTACACTGAAGTTTGTAGTAACCTCTGCACCTTGACCACCAAGAGTTGAGAAACCTGTAACATTGAGAAACTCAATAGTTGCATCCTTGATGGTTGCAATACCAAGAACATCAATGTTATCTACAGTTCCAGTATAACCAACACCACTAATATTAATCTTACCACCCATACCAGCTTGGTTACTGGCCTGGTAGAACAAGGCTGCTGGTGCATCATATGGAACTTCAAAGGTAACGATACCTACCTGTGTTCCATTACCTTGTACACCATCAAGGTATTGACCGTCAGTATTATCATTTGCATTATACTTAATGTAGAATGGATTACCACCAGAATTAACTTGGAAGTGATACTTTCTACCTTTTACCAGGAAGATATCTGGATTTGTTTTTGTCTCAGTAAAACCAATACTGATTGGATCTTCATTATTACGAGTGAATTCAAATCTGTTACCACCAACTCCATTCACATAGAAGATTGAGAAGAGTTCAGAGTTAGGACCACCAAACTTTCTAGTTGCAGTAACTGTGGAGAAACCAACAGTTCCACCATCACTAATCTGACCGAAGAGTTCGTCAGCTCTGATGTCACCAGTTACTTCTAAATCACCAAAGACATACAATGCCGTGGTTCCTGTAGATACAGGACCAATGATGTCAGTGGTGTATTGTGGTTGAGCAGAGTTAATACCAACCTTCTTATCACTCTTATTTGCGGAGAAGAAGGTGGCACCGAGACCAATATTAAATCCTTCGACGGATGTTGTAAATCCACTCAAGAAACCATCATGAGTGGTAAGTGCAAGACCAGCCGATGCAATACCAGTAGCAGAAATGCTACCAACTACATCGAGTTCGACACCAGGTACTGTAATACCGATACCAACTTTATTAGTATCGGCGTCGGCGTATAGTAAATCCTCGTTTACTTCAAGACCATTCTTTATTACAAAATCCTTATCGACAGTCATTCGATCTCCTGGGTTTCACTATCCACCCGCTATTTTTTTATTATTTATGAGGAGATGTCACCAAAGGTTTTCCATTCGTTGTTAGTGGTATAAACCCATCCAACTGTACCACCATTAGTGGGGTTGGCGTTGTATACGATGTCACCAGGATTACCTGCAGTTGTTGGTTGATTGGTGCTCACTGTGATCTTTCTGGATACAGATGCGTTACCTTGGAGAAGAATTGAGTTAGCCTCAATACCTTCAGTGGATGTGTTGGTAATCTTCTGTGAGAAGTTAACAGGTCCATTGAACTCAGAGATAATATCATTTGTGTCACCACCATCAACAATGACGGATCTTGAGATTGTAATCTTATCACTATCGACATAGTTAAGACCAAGGTCTTTCTCCGAATTAACTCTGGAGTATGGGTCTTCACCAACAACAGTCTGAATAGGAGTTTCAAACACAACTTCCTTACCGGAAGATGCTACCTTCTTCTTACCAATGTAGTAATCACCCTCATCATTCATACCAGTGTAGTTTGTATCACCACCATTTGTATTCAATGCCTGAGCGTTCAACTGCTCGGTTGGTGTGAGTGTCTTGGTCTGTCTACTTGGGAATGCCGTTGAGTAGTTACCAGGTCCGTATCCAATATATTCAAAGGTGTGACCAGATGCACGAATGATTGAGTTTCTTCTCAATTCGATAGGATAAGGATCAACTCTTCTGACAACAGAACCATCAACGTGTTGATCGGCTGTGGTTCCCATTACACCACGGAATACCGTAATGGTTTCATTACCACCACTATTGTTTACAGTGGTTCTAACTCTGATAATCTCATTATCAATTCTGAGATAGTCACCAATCAACAGATTGTATCTCTCAAGGTTGTCAATATCAACACTGGTTGTAGTCGTGTTGATACCACCATTGATAGTGGTAGTAATACCAGCGTAAGGTGTGATACTTCTACCACCGATGTCTTCAATGTTACCTGCGATATCTCCACCCTGTGCCGTGAAACCAGATGGGTGAACTCTCTGTTGACCAGCGATTGCAGGAGTTACACTATTAATTCCGATGTTGACAATGAAGGTATTCAAACCTACGACTTCACTAATGGTAAATGCTCCGTTGTAGAAGTCACTATTTGAACCACCAAGTACCACAGAGTTATTTGTAACATAACCATGTGCATTGTCTGTAGTGACCGTTCCAAGTCCAACACGTCTATCATATTGGAAATCATCCACAAGTCTTGTCACACCAACATTTCTTTGAGTGGCATTTGCCAACACATTAGCTCCAACACCCAATGTTGCGATACCAACAACATTACTTACAGGTTCAACTCTAATTTCTTTAATTCCGTTGATTGTTACAATTCTGAAGAGACTGTTGAAACCAGAGTAGTTTCTATCAGTGATACCTGAGACTTGAATAGTATCCTGTCTCTGGTCATTAATCTCAGCCACTCTCAACTGACAAGGTGAGAAACCAGTAAAGGTTGGAATACCAACAATAGTGAGGTTGTCTCCCTCAACATATGCTGTTCCACCATCCATAATTCTAACACTGTCAATCTGACCAGTAGCATCAACAGTAACTTGTCCTGTTGCATGTCTTCCGATTGAACCAGCAGATGTGTTAATGAGTTTAGCACCCCAGTATTGTTCTACACTACCTGTGTTTCTACCGTATCCACCACCAGCGTTGGTGACAGCCACAAGAGTTGCAGGATTATAACCATGTTCAATGGCTGTGTAGATGGTTACACCAACACCACTGTTGTTTGTGACAATATCAGTAATTCCAATACCAGGTGAATTGTCAGTGTAGAAATCATTGATGGTTTCAGCGGTGATACTATTCTCTGGATTGTCAACAACAACTTCACCAATATTATCAGGTAGAGCGTAACTCTTAGTTGCAGAAGGACTTGATTGTGGATTGTCTCTATTAATCTGAGGATAAAGATTTCTCAGTGGTTGTGACAGAGAATACTCAGGTATATTGAATGGTGCAACTGTTGGTTGAGAGTTAGCACTTAGGATAACAGTATCATAGATACCATCTTGTTGACCATTGATATATTCAGATACCTCATTTACATCATAGATGTAGTAGTTACCATCAAATTGTGTCCTCTTATATGTTGGAAGACTTGTGGTTCTTGATGATGTGTTGTTACTGAAGTTACCAGGATCTTGTGTTACACCAGAAACTGTAAAGGTGAGTTGACTACTGATACCAGATACGACATAATCACCGTTAAATCCAGAAAGTGCAGCACCAACAGTTGGGAAGTTTATACTGGTTACATTTTCAATCTTGACATTTGAACCGATTGACAGACCATGAGGTTCTTCAGTTGTATATGTTGCTGTCTGACTATTACCATCATAATGTGCTGTAGAGATGAAACTAAAGTTTCTCATCTGTGAGTCATTGGTCAGAGAAACAGATGATGGACTGAAGTAGAATTGAACTTCATTGTCTGTCAAACCAACTACAGTATTTGATTCTTGTACAACATAACCAGGGATAGGTGGTCTAGCCGTGGTGTTACTTGAGGATGGAATGACGATTCTTGCTCTGAAGATTCTATCAATCGATGATCTGTCATCTTGTACTCTACTGATGTATGTTCTTGGTGTAGCTTCACCGAGAGTCAGAACACCTTGTTGTAACTTAGGCATAATGTTGTTCTCAGAGGATGCAGCAGATACATTCACATACCACTGATTTTCAGTCGTGTCAAACTGGATTGGGTGACCAATGTCTCCACTTTCTTTGTCACTAACTCTACTTTCTACAGTTAGATTACCACCAAAGTTGTTGATTGTAATCTCTTCACCTGCATTTGCGTCGTTCAGTGTTTGAGCAATTCTGATTTGATCAGCACCCAGACCATCTGTAATGGCGAAGTAAACCGTATTTGCGTTGAGTCCATTTGGAAGTCTGCCATTATCACTAACAACTCTAATAGTTTCACCGTCTAAGATGTTGTGGTTCTCAGTAAAGGTGAGAGTTGATGATGTAATACTATTTGCAACACCCGCTCTACCAACATAGTTTTTCTTGACAGATGAAACTTCTTTTGAAGTTCCAGCTGTATTTGGCATCACGATTCTTGCCTGGAATGCCGTTGGAGTGCCAAGAACTGGTGTTACATAAGAAAGTTTTTCATTTTTCTTTGAACCAACTCTATAACCTTGAACAATAGAAGGTGGTCTTTGAGATTGATTCTTGTACTCATAGAGATACAATCTACCTTGATCATTAACAGTGGTTGTAACACCAACATCAACAGGTAAGTAGCTCAGTGTATTTTCAGTTGGTTCTACTCTCTGTGGAGGAATAATGTTTGAGATATATCCATAGTCATCCTGAGTGAAGGAGTCATTTCTAAAACCATCACATCTCAGTGCTCTTTGTCCAAAGTTGGAGTTAGAGTTGGTCAGTGAGAAGTCACCACCAGATTCAGTTACAAAGTGTTCTGCATATCCTACACCAAATACTGAAACCAACTGCATGAAGGAGTTGTTTGATGCCTTAATGTGGAAGTTCTCATATTCTGGTTTGTATCTCGCATCAATATCAGTATGTAAGTTTTCTACAGAAGTGTTGTCCTGATATGCTCCACTTGTTGTGTCATACTTGACGAATGCATTGTCATCAAGTTGTAGACTGATTCCAGTGAACTGAGCCACAACCATAGACTTAAAGCCATCTGCCTTAGATCCATCAGCGTGCATACCACACATACCATAGACAGATCTCAGTGAGACGTTGAAGACATATGGCGATGCACTGGATACAGTGTCAGTAGACAGATCTACAGTAGTTCCTAATGGGTTGGGAAGTGCATTACCAGGAACTTCAGAAGATTTATATTCAAATTCAGTTACACCCTCCTCAGTTGCCGCTTTTACAGCAGTAACCAAGAATGTACCATTATAAGTTGAATCTGATACATTGTTAATAATAACATTGGTATCAATATTCAGACCAAAGATAGGATCTGATGTTTTGACATTAATAGTAGTTGTAGCTACATTACCATTACCAGCCTTGATACTAGAAATACCAGCTGTACCATCTGTTGGTCCTACAATTCTAAATTCATCAATTCTTGGTTGGATATCAACACCAGATGATGGATAGTCAGGACTAATGTTCCTACCACTTGCATTTCCGTATGCAATACCTACCTTCTCATAGTACATATCCAGATCAGTACGATCTGACTGGAATGTAAGGAATTCATCGTTAATATTGACAGGATTTGCTCCATCAGCAAATTCAAATACTGTCAGTTTGTGGTGAGAGAAAGTTCCGGTGAAAGTGTTACTTGTATAGTCCTTAAAAATACCTCTACTCTTAGGTGAGTCAAAAATAGAGAATTGGAAGAAATATGTAGCACCAGTCAGTCTGAAGATGGATGATCTTTCAATATCTGCGTTATCTGGATCTGGAACATACAGTGGTTTGATCTTACACTTTCTGAGATCCTGTCCAACAATGGATACACCTCTTGGGATGATAATACCACCGAAGATACTATTAAACTTGTAAAGATCGTTAGTTTTGCTGTTTAAGTTGAAATCTGAAGTGGCACTAAACTCTGGAAAATCTGTACTAGACAATCCATTTCTTTGAAGGTAACTAGCAGATCCGTTAGGAATGAAACCAGGTCTATTATCAATCAGATACTCACCGGGAGCCATATAAATGGTGGTCTTTTCAAATCTATCATTATCCAATCCAACCTGATACGAAAAACGAGCGGCCTCAATCAACGCTCTCTGAAGAGACTTAAATGGACGGGCCAGAGAATTACCCTGGTTTTCTACACCATCCGTAGCGTCTAGGTTATTCGGATCAACATACAGAATATTTCCTTTGACATTCTTTAGGAAATTATCTAATCTCGATAGAGGCATCTTTCTTGCGCACGATATCTATTATGAGTTATTTAGTAGCATAAAAAAAGGAGACCCGTAGGTCTCCTCGCACTTCCTTCACACCTTTATACTATATCACTCAAAGTCTTCTTTGTCAAGTAAATATTCGATTGTATTTGCAACATCTGCCAAAGCTGTTTTGACATTTCTTCTCCCACCACTTTCCTGAATTGAAATATCCTCATCAGAAGTGAGTATCCATCTCCATTGATCTATATCTTTGGAGTACCAAAGTTTGATATTCATATCTATTCTTCTTTTGAATATTTATAGGGCGAGCGGGACTTGAACCCGCAAAGCTACTGCCGACAGATTTTAAGTCTGTTGTGTTTACCAATTTCACCACCGCCCCAGGAAATCACTCACCTTCCCAGGTGGGTGGATTTAGACGGCAATACTCATTAAACGTTATTTTCATCTCCTTGTCCGTCAGACCGCAATTCCTCGCTGCTGTCGGAACATTCCATCGTGCTGTGAAAAGCATTTCCATTGATTGGCGTGTTTCCGGTCTCATAAAATTCTAGAATTTCTTGGTAAAGGTCTGTTGAATAATAATTCATAAAAAGGTAATAGGGTCAAAAAATGGCCAGGATTTTTTTTCCGCGCTTTTTGAAATCAACGCGCGTTTTCGGTGGCCACAATCGGGTCAGCGTAGAATACTA